TAAAGCATCTGTTTCTAAAATTCGCAATTCATCAAGATCTCATGCTCACAAAATCCAGGCAGCAGTTGCTATGGAACAGAGAGCAAGAGAAATGGGTAAGTCTTCGGAAGCAGCAGTTTATCGTAAATTTATCAACTCAATGAAAAAGAAAACTGAGGCAATGAATGAAGCAAAGAATGGTGATCATGAGGTCGCTATGGCACAATCTCAATTGAAAAAATCTGCAGAAAATATCAAAAAGGTTAGAAAAGCATTAGGTAAAAAGGAAAAAGATATTCCTGCCTGGATGCAAGCAAAGATCACTGATACTGCACATGACACCGACGCTGCTGCTGGTTATGTAGACAAAATGGATGAGCAATATATGACTCAACAACAGAAAGCAGAACGATATGCCGAAACATTAGTAAATAAGGCAAGGGGTGCTGCTGCCAGATATGACGCTGCTAAAAAAGCAGCACAAAATGTAAAAACAACACCTGGTAGTGTAAATGTTCGTGCAGAAGAAGTAATTATTGAAAAACGTGACGGCAAATCATCCAAAGATAAAGGGTATTCTCTGCGCGACTGGTTCAAAGGTGGTGGTTGGAAACAGACTGGTGGTAAATATGATGGTAAACCCTGTGCTAAACAACCCGGTCAAAAGACCAAACCATATTGTCGCGATGCAGACGACCGTGCTGCTATGAGCAAAGAAGAAAGAAACAAAAGAGCACGCAAAAAGCGTGCAGAAGATCCAAATCCAAATAGAAAAGGGAAGGCAAAGAACGTGACTCAAGAATCTTATTCAGACTGGAGACAAGACCTTGATGAGGGTAAGAAAGATGCTTGTTATCATAAGGTCAAGTCTCGTTATTCTGTGTGGCCTTCTGCTTATGCTTCAGGTGCTCTCGTAAAATGTCGTAAGGTTGGTGCTGCCAACTGGGGAAATAAATCTAAAAAGAATGAAAGTGTAGATTATTCTAATTGGAGAGATGAGTTCATTCCAACTGAGTATGAAACCACAGATTTAATCAAGGCAGATCCTATTCAAGTCCCACCCTCCAATCTTCAAAAGATTGAAGAGAAGTGTTGGGCTGGTTATGAAAAGAAAGGTATGAAGACGATGTTTGGTAAAAGATATCCAAACTGTGTCAAAAAGAAGAAAACCAGGAAGGAAGAAGTTGAGTTAATTGGTGAGAGAAGTCGTTTAGATGGTCCAGAAGAACGTAAAAAGGATCTGGACAAGAGATACGATCCAAAAGGTGGTGGTAAAAACCCATACCAATATATTCCTGTGAAAAAAGCACAAGTCCAAAAAGAGGCGAAATCTGATGGTGATCCCTGCTGGGATACTCATGAAATGAAAGGAATGAAGAAGAAGGGAAATCGTATGGTTCCCAACTGTGTTCGTAAAGAGCAAGTTTCTGATTGGAGATCTGAACTTAGTGAAGGTTCTGCTTGGACAAAAAAGGAAGGTAAAAATGAAAAAGGTGGACTTAATGAAAAAGGTAGGAAGTCGTATGAACGTGAAAATCCAGGAAGCGATCTTAAGAGACCTTCAAAGAAAGTTGGGAACAAGCGTAGAGCGTCTTTTTGCGCGAGAATGAAGGGTATGAAAAAGAAACTAACTAGTAAGAAGACTGCAAACGATCCTAATAGCAGAATTAATAAATCACTGAGGGCTTGGAACTGCTGATAGTTTATGAGTGAAGTATATCTTGGTAATCCTAATCTAAAAAAAGCAAATACAGAGATTCAATTTACAGAGGATCAAGTTATTGAATTCCTCAAATGTAAAGAGGATCCTGTTTATTTTGCAAACAATTATATTAAAATCGTTTCTCTAGATGAAGGTCTGACACAATTTCATCCGTATGACTTTCAAGAAAAACTAATTCACAATTTTCATAATAATAGATTTAACATCTGTAAGATGCCACGACAGACTGGTAAGTCAACTACTGTGGTGTCATATCTTTTACATTACGCTGTTTTTAACGACAGTGTAAATATTGGTATTTTGGCAAACAAAGCAGCAACTGCGAGAGAACTTTTAAGCAGATTACAAACTGCGTATGAGAACTTGCCTAAATGGATGCAACAGGGTATCATATCCTGGAATAAAGGTTCAATGGAGTTGGAAAATGGCAGTAAAATATTGGCAGCATCTACGTCTGCTAGTGCTGTCCGAGGTATGTCGTTTAACATCCTCTTTCTCGACGAGTTCGCATTCGTCCCAAACCACGTTGCTGACTCGTTCTTTGCCTCTGTTTATCCTACTATTACTTCTGGTCAAAACACCAAAGTAATTATTGTATCCACACCACATGGTATGAATCACTTCTACCGTATGTGGCATGATTCGGAGAAAGGTAAAAATGAATATATACCAACAGATGTTCATTGGTCAGAGGTCCCCGGTAGAGATGATAAGTGGAAAGAAACCACTATCGCAAACACGTCAGAGCAACAGTTTAAAGTTGAGTTTGAATGCGAATTTCTGGGATCAGTTAATACTCTCATCAATCCAGCAATTCTAAAAAATCTTATTTACGAAGATCCTATTCAGAGAAACGCTGGTCTTGATGTTTATGAGCAAAGCAAAAAAGAACACAATTATCTCATTACTGTTGATGTTGCTCGTGGTTTGGGCAATGATTATTCTGCATTTATCGTTGTTGACATCACAGAGTTTCCTTATAAGATAGTTGCAAAATATAGGAACAACGAAGTAAAACCTATGTTGTTTCCAAATATTATTCAACAAACTGCGAAAGGATATAATGACGCATGGGTATTAGTAGAAGTTAATGATATTGGTGAACAAGTAGCAAATATTTTGCATTATGATCTAGAATATGAAAACATGCTCATGGCAGCGATGAGAGGTCGAGCCGGTCAAGTTGTTGGTCATGGGTTTTCTGGTAAAAAATCTCAGATGGGAGTTAGAACAACTGCTCAAGTTAAAAAACTTGGTTGCTCTAATCTCAAAACAATGATTGAAGATTTTAAACTTCTAACACTTGATTATGAAATTATATCAGAGTTGACTACTTTTGCTCAAAGGCATAATTCTTTTGAAGCAGAAGAGGGATGTAATGATGATCTTGCAATGTGTCTTGTTATCTTTGCATGGTTGGTGGCACAAGAATATTTTAAAGAAATGACGGATAATGATGTTCGTAAAAGAATATATGATGAACAAAAAAATCAAATTGAACAAGACATGGCACCCTTTGGATTTTTGGATGATGGAATTAATGATATGACATCTTTTACCGATGACCAAGGTGACCGTTGGCATACTGATGAATATGGTGATCGTTCATTCATGTGGGATTACATGTAATGGACTTGGACGATCAGATAGAATTAGAACATTTGCTTTTATCTGAACGTAAATGCAGAGTTTGTGGTAAAGTTAAAAATTTAATTGATGAGTTTTATCTTACTAGAAAAGGGAGAGGAGCTCTACCCTCAGCATATTCATATGAGTGTAAGTCTTGTACTATTAATAGAGTAAAAGGTAGTAAGAAGTGTAATAATGTTTGGGAATACCCAGATTGGTAAGGTTCATGTATCATTTCCCCGCTGAAAAGTGCCTTTTCAATAAATAATTTCAGATAAATTCTGGATTGGGAGCACTTAAAGATGCCACTTAACCTAGCATCTCCTGGAATCGTTATTAGAGAGGTTGACCTTACAATTGGAAGAGCAGATGCCACTAGCGGTGCCGTTGGTGCTCTGGTCGCACCTTTTGCAAAGGGACCTGTTGAAGATCCAATTCTCATCACTGATGAGGGTGGATTATTAAAGACTTTCGGAGAGTCTTACAATAGCAGTAAGCACTACGAGTACTGGATGGTTGCATCTTCGTACCTTGCTTACGGCGGAAATATGCGTGTCGTCAGAGCAGATGACGATAATCTTACGAATGCTTATGTTGGCGCTGCTAACAGCATTAAAATCAAGAGCACTGAACACTACGGTCAACTTGGTTACCAAGATAACACAATCACTAATGTGACCTTTGCTGCTAAGAACCCTGGTTCTTGGGCAAATAATCTTAAGGTTGCTATTCTTGATAGTAGAGCAGACCAAGTTATCTCTGGTGTTGTAACTAATACTGCTGCTCTGGCAGTTGGTTACGGTGTAACCCAGACGGTTGATGGCACTCTTCCAAAATCAGATGGAACAACCGTGGCACTTGATGGTCACCTTAAGGGAATTATCACTGGTATTTCTGGTAATGGTAGTTCTGGTTCTCCTTATGAGATTGAAGTAAAAGTTCTTTCTCACGTTTCTGCTGCGAGTACAGAAACTGAAGTTGACTATCAGGCAGGTGGTCTTTACAAGTTTGATGCATCTAGACTTCTGTCATTCCACAATGGTGGATCTGGTGCTGGTACTACTACGACCTTCAACACACCTTCAGACTGGTTTGATCAGCAAGAGATTGTACTGACTGGTCCAAACATCAAGTGGAATAACGTTGTTGAAAGACCTGGTACTTCAGATTACGCTGCTGCTAGAAATTCCAGATTTGATGAAGTTCACGTTCTTGTATATGATGACAAGGGTGAAGTAACCGGTAACGCTGGAACAATTCTTGAGAAGCACCTTGCTCTCTCCAAAGCAAAGGATGCTGAGTATTCTCTCGGAAGTCCTGCTTACTGGAGATCTTACCTCTATACAAACTCTGATAATCTCTATGGTGGTTCAGCACCTGCTGGTATTGTAACTTCCCACTTCAGCACCGGATTTACCCAAGGTTCCGATACTGGTTGGGATCAAGAAGCTCAAGGAATTAAGTTTGCTGGTATTGGCAACACAACTCTAACTCTGAGTGGTGGTAAGAACTATGATGATGGCACCGACACTACTGCAACTAACGCTTTTGCACCTGAACTGAATAAATTGGTGGATGGATATTCTCTCTTTGAGAATTCTGACAACTTTGAGGTTGATTTCCTCCTGATGGGTTCAGGTAATCATACTGAGGCGAGGGCACAAGCACTTGCAAGTAAGTTGATTGCTGTTGCTGAGGCAAGACAGGATGCTGTTGCATTCATCTCTCCTTACAGACAAGCGTTCCTTAACGATAGTTCCGTTGGAACGGTAACTGTCAATAATGACGCTACTATAACTGATAACCTTGTTGGTTTCTACGGTCCAATCACTTCTTCCTCCTACGGAGTATTTGATAGTGGTTATAAGTACATGTATGATCGTTTCAACGATACCTTCCGCTATGTCCCTCTGAATGGTGATATTGCTGGTCTGTGTGCTAGAAACGACCTGACTCAGTTCCCATGGTTCTCACCTGCTGGTACTGCCAGAGGCGCTATCCTGAACGCGGTTAAACTACCATACAACCCAAGTAAAGTACAAAGAGATACACTGTACTCTAACAGAATTAACCCTGTTATCTTCTCACCAGGTGAAGGAATTGTTCTCTTCGGAGACAAAACTGCCATGGCAAAAGCATCTGCCTTTGACAGAATCAACGTCCGACGCTTGTTCATCTTCCTTGAAGATGCTATCTCTGCTGCTGCAAGAGATCAACTGTTTGAATTCAACGATGAAATTACAAGAACTAACTTTGTAAATATTGTTGAACCATTCCTTCGCGACGTTCAGTCTAAGAGAGGTATTTTTGATTATGTTGTTGTTTGTGATGAAACAAATAACACCGCCGCAGTCATTGACAATAATGAGTTTGTCGCTGACATTTTCATCAAACCTAACAGATCTATTAACTTCATCGGTCTTACCTTTGTCGCTACTAGAACTGGCGTTTCGTTCAGCGAAGTCGTCGGTAACGTCTAATAAGTTTCATATTATTAATCACTTAGAGGTTAACTCAAATGGCAACTAGAAACCAACTCAACCCACCCCCACTAAGAAAGATTACTGACTTCAAGAGCAAGTTATCTGGTGGCGGTGCACGTTCAAATCTATTTGAATGTGAACTTTCTTTCCCTGATGCCGTATCGGTTGAAGGACTAAATGATATCCTTAATAAGGCAAGATTCTTGACAAAGGCAGCAAACCTGCCTGCCTCGAATGTTGCCCCAATTGAGGTTCCATTTAGAGGAAGAATGCTCAAGATTGCAGGTGATCGTACTTTTGACACCTGGACAATCACAGTTATCAACGATACAGACTTTGCTATTCGTTCTGCTTTTGAAAAGTGGATGAATACTATCAACCGTGTATCTGATAACACTGGAACAACTAATCCAGCAGATTATCACGCTGATGCCTATGTCTATCAACTTGATAGAAATGGCGATACCCTGAGGAAGTATCACTTCTATGATGTGTTCCCAACTCAGGTAACTGCTATTGAACTTGGATATGACCAAGGTCAAAACATCCAAGAATTCCAGGTTGAACTTCAAGTCACCTGGTGGGAAGCAGTTAGAGGTAGTGGTGCAAATTCTGGCGGGGAAAACATCAACTAAATAGTCAATAATAAGTCAACAGTTTTATAAGATGGCCCGCCTTTTTGGTTTTTCACTTGATGATGTAATTAAAAAATCACCCACAGTTATCTCCCCCGTTCCTCAAAATAATGAGGACGGGGTTGATAATTATATTAGTAGTGGATTTTATGGTTCTTACCTTGATATTGAAGGTGTCTATAGAACTGAACATGACCTAATTAAAAGGTATCGTGAAATGGCACTTCATCCTGAAGCGGATGGTGCTATTGAAGATGTTGTAAATGAAGCAATAGTTAGTGACTTATATGATTCTCCAGTAGAAATCGAACTCTCCAACTTAAACTGCACAGAAAGATTAAAGCAGATTATCAGAGCAGAGTTTAAATATATTAAAGAGTTGTTAGACTTTGATAAGAAGTCTCACGAAATTTTTAGGAATTGGTATGTTGATGGTAGAGTTTACTACTTAAAAGTAATTGATCTTAAAAATCCTGGAGCAGGTATTCAAGATCTGAGATATATTGATCCGATGAAGATCAAGTATGTCCGTCAAGAAAAGAAGATGGACAAGAGAGGTCTTGCTGTTCAAAATACATCAGTAACTCAAAGAGGTAAAGAGGCACCTGTTGTTGAACCAGAAATCGAAGAATATTTTCTGTATACTCCAAAGAAAAATTATCCAAGTGGAACTCTATCTGGTGCAGGTGGAAAGAGAGATTCTGTAAAGATTGCAAAAGATTCAATCTCATATTGTAGTTCTGGTCTTGTAGATAGAAACAAAGGGACCGTTCTTTCCTATCTCCATAAGGCAATCAAGGCACTCAATCAACTCAGAATGATTGAAGATTCTTTGGTTATCTACAGATTATCCAGAGCACCAGAACGTCGTATTTTTTATATTGATGTTGGTAATCTTCCTAAAGTAAAAGCAGAGCAATACCTCAAAGAGGTTATGTCTCGCTACAGAAATAAACTTGTTTATGATGCTGGCACCGGAGAAATCCGTGATGACCGCAAGTTTATGTCCATGATGGAGGACTTCTGGTTGCCTCGTAGAGAAGGTGGTCGTGGAACTGAGATTACCACTCTACCTGGTGGTCAAAATCTCGGAGAACTCTCTGATATTGAATACTTCCAGAAGAAACTCTATAGAGCACTTGGTGTTCCAGAATCCAGAATTGCTGCAGATGGTGGTTTCAACCTTGGTCGTTCTTCTGAAATTCTGCGTGATGAACTGAAGTTTGCTAAGTTTGTTGGTCGTCTGAGAAAGCGTTTCTCTGTACTTTTCAACGACATGCTTAAAACTCAACTAATTCTGAAAAATGTAATTACACTTCAGGATTGGGAAGAGATGGGTGATCATATTCAATATGATTTCCTCTATGATAATCAGTTTGCCGAACTTAAAGAATCTGAGATGATTCAAAGTAGACTGACTAATCTCGCAACTATTGAACCTTATATTGGTAAGTTCTATTCTACTGAATATGTAAGAAAAAAAGTTCTTCGTCAAACGGATCAAGAAATTATTGAGATTGATGCTCAGATTGAAGATGAGATTGCAAAAGGTATTATTGCAAATCCAGCAGCAGTTGATCCCGTCACAGGACAACCGATTGCAGATCCTATGAGTGCTGGTGCAACTCCAACAGAACCAGATTTGGAGTCTCAAGGTAACGCAACTGAAGCAGACGGGGAAGCTGCAGAGTTATAAATAGAAAATATACATCACTTTTTAATGGAAAATAGTATTATCGATTTGATCGCACAGGATTCTTCTGCGTCAGATGTAACTGATGCAATTAAAAATTCTCTGTATGCCAAAGCTGCTGAAAGAATTGACGCTGCAAAACCATATGTAGCAACTTCGATGTTTGACGAACCTACAGAGGATGAAGTTGAAGTTGAAGATGAAGTAACTCAAGACCCACAAGAGGATCAAGAATAATGGCAAGAACTTTATGTAAAGGTGCGGAGGCAGCCTGCCCAACAACAACTGGGACTGCAACTAGTTTTTCTCAAGCGACTGTCGTTCGCCTAGTTAATACACATAGTGGTAATCATCTTGTCACTGTTGTTGAAACTCGAAGTGGTGATGTTGTTGGTTCTTTTACATTACCAACAGGTTCAGTTGAATATCTAGAAAAAAACCCTACTCAGTGTGTATTTGCTGCAAATGCTGGAGTATTAGGTTCAAAAGTAGGATTTACCGCATAAAAAAATGAAACT